GCACAGGAAACTCGTAGAGGAAAGGGCAACTTCATCATCACTTCTGCTGATGTTGCTTCTGCTCTCGCGATGTCTGGTACTCTAGACTACACCTCTGGTCTAACTGGTGCTGGTGGTCCTTCCATCGGTGAAGTTGATGACACTGGTAACCTACTAGTTGGTACTATCAACGGACGCATCAAGGTCTTCGTTGATCCTTACTCTGCTAATGTTTCTGACTCCCACTACTATGTGGTCGGTTACAAAGGTACTTCCCCATATGACGCAGGACTCTTCTACTGCCCATATGTACCGCTCCAGATGGTCAGATCTATTGGTCCTGACACCTTCCAACCAAAAATTGGATTTAAGACTCGCTACGGCATGGTCGCTAATCCATTCGTTAGAAAGGCAAATGGTGATCCTGATGCTGAAGCACTTACTGCTTCCCGCAACCAGTATTACCGTCGTGTTATGGTTCAAAACCTCATGTGATATTTGTTCACAAATCAATACAAGGACCCCACAAGGGGTCCTTTTTTTATGTTAAATAGATACTATAGTTGTAATTAAAATTATGCGAAGTACAATGCAATACTTCATTTGGCAAAGTATTGTGTTCCAACTCCAGAAAGCTGGCGAAACAAAGACCCCTTATTATAATAAGGCATACGCCCTAATGAAACTTAATGAACCGAAACCAAATGAAGGGAAAAATCACTAAGGAAATTTTGCAGTGCAGGCTTCTCAAAATCAAGAATGACTTGTACAATGGTGCTATGTACCATGAGTGGACCGACGAACAAAAGTGGGCTGCTCAGCGTATTCTCACACATGCCTTAGACATCTTCGACGAGTATCGACTATGAAAACTTTGTCCACTTTCTACAGCGACGATGAACTGCGGGTAGCACATGTCTGCCTGGTGACTGACGAAGCATACCATCACTTCAAAGTCTTAACCATCTATAAAGACGCTTCTCATACTAAGCGTTTCAGTATTGAAACCGAAGCAGAGGAGTATGCAGAAAACTGGGTACTACAAAAGTAAATGGAAGATCAAGTAAAATTCACCGAGGAAGATGAACAGAAACTGCGTCAAGCGATGCAGTTTCTAAAGCACAGAGAGATGTGCCAGGAACCATTTGACGGATACTGGGAGGACGATGATGACGTATAGACTACTGCTCTGTCTGTCTCCATTACTAATCATCTTCTTACTAATGAAGTTTGTTGTTTGGATTAGTGCTATCAATGCTGAAACGGATTATGTCAGAAGAGAACCTTTACGAAAACGAGGACCCTACGTGGCAAACCCGTATGAGGATGTTGATGAGGAGGAAGAGGAATATGGAGATCGCACAGACTATCGATGAATCTCTATATGAATATTATTCTGAGATGGGCAAACCTGTGCCCAAGTGGAAACAGAAGAGGGATCCAGATTGGTGGATCGCATATCTGGAAGAACTAGGAATCGACCCGAGGAATCCATAATGGCAGAGGAAAGAGATGACGAATGCTATACATTGCATCTAACAATACATGACATCAAACTCCTTCACTATTGTGTCAAGGAAGGAATCAAGCATTGGCCTGGTGCTCCTGCAAGACCCTTTGAGGAGCAAGAGCACATGTGGTATCTAAGAGATGAAATGTTCCGTGCAATGATGGATCATTCGTTCTATCATGACCCCCCTGCTGAACGCTAAATACTATTAGCTTGGGAAGTTGACATGCCTGCTGAATGGTATAAAGAGCAACCTTCAAATAGAAATTATCTGTCTCCTGTAGGATTCCAATTTTATTTGGAACATTTTCAGGGGGTGGATTTCTTTTGTCAGTCTGCAAATATTCCAGACATCAGTATGTCTGTAGCAACACTTGGAAGCAAGTTTAGAAATGTACCTGTGCCAGGTAGCGGTGGTGTTGAGTATGGTGACTTACAGATCACTTTCCTGATCGATGAGGACTTTACCAACTACATGTCGATTCAGAACTGGATCCGTAAGTTTGGACTGTCTGAGGGGCATTCTGACGCGCCTGACAGAATGAGTCGTGGTCTCATCAAAGTATTGACATCAAACTTCAATGGCAACTTCTATGTGAACTTTGAAGACCTGTTCCCAATAAGCTTGACAGGAGTGCAGTATGATGCTAGCTTAACAAATATCGAGTATCTAACTGCAACAGCAACATTTAAGTTTACAAGATATCGCATACAGAATGAAAGCGGCACTGATTTATGAATTTTGAGACTCTTCGTAATAAATTTGACAAACTTAGAGAAGAATGGGCAGAAGATTCTGAAGTAGATTTTCAATTTAAGAACAAACAGTATACCACAGATCTAGGTCAACTCGCTCTAAACATCCCTTTCCAACACAATAAATACTTAAACCATTACACAGATATCTCACAGATCAAAACTTCTTTAGAGTTTGAGATCCGCAAATTGGTTAGGGAGAAACGTGAGTATTACTCAGGCGAAGCAGACGCAAAAACTTACGCCTCTAAACCATTTGGATCGAGCATCAAGACTTCAGAAAAAATGAAAGTGTATCTAGAGTCTGATGAGGAGATCATCAATCTAGAAGCAAAGATCAAGTATCTAGACCAGATGATGTACTGGATCGATCAAGTAATGAAGCAGATATCTAACAGAGGTTTCCAGGTCAAGAGTGCTATTGAATGGGAAAAATTTATTAATGGACAGTAATGACGCGCCTCTCGGTAAAAAAGAAGAACGAAGTCTATCTCACAATTCAGTCTGCAGAACCACATGTTCATCATGAGTTAGCAGACTATTTTTCTTTTGAGGTTCCAGAAGCAAAATTTTTAAAGAAGAACCCAAGATACAAATACTGGGATGGCATGATCAGACTGTACTCACCTGGAACTGGTGAGTTATACAACGGTCTGCTCAAGCATCTATATGAGTGGGCATCTGAGCGTCAGTACCATATTGACTTTGAGAACAATGACTGGTATGGAGAAGTAGTACAGACAAATGATTTTGTCTCTCCAGCGGGCATCAAGATGTTCATGGATAAAATTACGAAAGCAGATATTAAACCACGCGACTATCAGTATCGCGCAGTTTATGAAGCTATTAAATACAACCGTAAACTATTACTTTCGCCTACGGGCAGCGGTAAGAGTCTGATGATCTATTCCCTCGTCAGATACTATACTGCTACCAACAAGAAAATTCTGATCATCGTCCCTACTACGTCCCTCGTAGAACAAATGGTCAATGACTTTAACGATTACGGGTGGAATGCTGACGAACATGTGCATAAAATTTATTCGGGCAAAGATAAAAATACTGATAAACCAATCATTATTTCCACCTGGCAATCCATCTACAAATTCCCCAAGAGATACTTTGATGACATTGACTGTGTTATCGGTGATGAAGCACACCTTTTTAAGTCAAAGTCTCTAACAGGCATCATGACTAAACTACACAATGCTAAGTATCGTTTTGGATTCACTGGTACTCTAGACGGAACCAAGACTCACAAGTGGGTGCTTGAGGGATTGTTTGGAGACTGCGAGCGTGTAACTAAGACAGATGATTTAATCAAGTCAGGTTACCTTTCTAAGTTTAGGATAAAAGTTCTACTTTGTAAACATGCTCCTCAATATTTTGAATCATATCATGACGAGATGGAGTATCTCGTGGAGCATACTGGTAGAAACAATCTAATCAAGAATCTAGTTAATGACTTAGATGGTAATACTTTGCTGCTTTTCAATTATGTAGAGAAGCACGGTGAACCATTATATGAATTAATAAATAAGACCATAGACCCTGAACGAAAAATCTTTTTTGTTCACGGCGGCACTGATGTAGAAGACAGAGAAGAAGTTCGTCAAATTACTGAGACGGAAAACAACGCTGTTATTATTGCTTCTTACGGCACCTTCTCTACAGGTATCAACATCAAACGATTACACAATATTATATTTGCATCACCAAGCAAGTCTCGGATCAGAAACTTACAAAGTATTGGTCGTGTTCTTCGTAAAGGTGAGGGCAAAGATATCGCAACCTTATACGACATTGCCGATGACATCGGCGGACAGAATTACACACTTCGTCATTTGAATGAGAGAGTCACCATTTACAATGAAGAGAATTTCAAGTATGAGGTTATAAAAGTCAACCTTAGAGCAAACTAAATGGAAGAAGAATTTTATGCGACAATCAAACTAGTCACTGGCGAAGAACTTGTATCTAAGGTTTGCTACATGCCAGACGAAGATAGTTTGATTCTAGAGCACCCTCTAGAAGTAATTCCAATCGAGCAACAGAAAAACAAACTACAGGTAAATGGATTCACTCTAGTTGAATGGATCAGATCTACATTCGATCAGATGTTTATCTTACCTAAACAACATGTACTTACCATTTCTGAAACAGATAAAAAAATAGAGTCCTTCTATAAGAGGACTCTAAAAAAACTCAACTCAGGAGTCGATGGTAGTCAGTTCACTAGAAAGATGGGAAGACTAGGTTCAGTCAGTGAAAACCGTAAGTTCTTAGAGAAGTTATATAAGCTATGAGTTCCCTTGAACCCTTGACAGAGTTATTGTACTGATATTTCTGAGGAATGTCAAGCTCTGTTGACACTTCAAGACGCGAGTGTTATAATAAACAAGCGTCTAAAGTATTCGATGTGGCAATACAAGGAATGACAAGAAAGAAAACAGAGAACTATGTAAACAACAAAGAGTTCCTTGAGGCAATCACTATCTATCGTAATAGTGTGATTGAAGCAAAAGAGAATGGTCAATCTCGACCAAGAGTGCCCAATTATATTGGAGATTGCTTTCTTAAGATTGCAACGCACTTATCTTATAAACCAAACTTTGTCAATTACATGTTTCGGGAGGACATGATTTGCGATGGCATTGAAAACTGCCTGCAATATATTGACAACTTCGATCCTAACAAATCGAAGAATCCCTTCGCATACTTTACGCAAATCATCTACTACGCATTCCTCCGTCGTATCCAGAAAGAGAAGAAGCAACTAGAAATTAAAAATAAAATTCTTGAGAAGTCTGGTTATGATGAAGTGATGCATACAGATTCATACACTGGTGATATGCAGGGAATGAATGCCTCTCATTCTGACATGGGCACCATTAAAGAAAACATTGAAACGAGGATGAATAGATGACTACTAGACAATTCGTGAGCAGCAAAGGTGAAACTTGGGAGTGGGAAGAAACTCCTGAGGTCCTTGCAGCACTAGAGAAACTTCATGCGAATGCAAAGATCATTAGTGACCTTGAAAAGGAAGCATCTGATTATGGAGTTGGTAAGTGAGTGAAGATTATGAAACCTATGAATGGTATGACACACCATATGGAGAATTCCGTGTCGAGCAGAAACG